ATGTGTTCGATGTCCTGATGCCCGACCTGGTCGGCCACGACCGCCGCCCGGCGGCCTTTGTCGTGTATCTGTTCCTGCTGCACAGCGCCCAGGCGCTGGGGCGGGACCAGGTGCCGGCCAGTCTGCAGACGATCGCGGTGAAGACGGGTTTGTCGAAATCGGCGGTACAGGTGGCCTTGCGGCACCTGAAGCGGCGCGGGCTGATCGGGGAAGAAGCGGGGAGCCAGCTCAACCCTGTGAGGCATGTGCTGCGACCGTGGAGAAGGCGCCTTGAGATGCAGTCGGCATGACACTCTTGTATAGCCGAGAATCCTTGCTATAATAGGCGGCTTCGCAACCATGCGAAAACCCATCAGGAGAGATGGATGAGTGGTTTAAGTCGCACGCCTGGAAAGCGTGTGTAGGTTCATAGCCTACCGGGGGTTCGAATCCCCCTCTCTCCGCCAAAATTCCCCAAAAGCCCCTATGAAGGGGCTTTTTCAATTCTGTCTACCCCCGACTCTACCCCCGACTTAAACAAGCTCCTTTTTGACGCCCGTTTTGAGGCCGGCCTGCCATATGGCGATCGCTTCTTCGTCCCAAGCGACTGCACGCGGGCCCAGTTGGACTGGCTCCGGAAAGGTGCCCGCCTTCATCCTCTTGTAGACCGTGGCGCGCTTCAGGCCCACGCGCTCGAGCACGGCCGGCAGGCGCAGGAAATTCTTGGGTGTGCTCATTGTTCGCTCCATTTCAGTTGTTCCCGCTCGATGCCAACGGATGAGGCCCGCGCTCGGCCAAGCAATCGGCAACATCGGTCCTTGTGGCTTCTGCTAGCGCCAGGATGGGTTGCTCCACCGTTGGTGGACGGCCATAGCAATGCGGCAGGCGCCTATATAGCCAAAGCATCGTCTCCAGCACTTCGCTGAGTACACGGTGATTCTCGTTGGCTTCTGCAACCTTTCGCATCGCTTGGCTAAACGCGCGTCCGTTCGACACAAGAGCACCCGTTGGCTCGCTCTCATCGAGCTGCAGAGCGTCGCTTGCCTCGCTCTGAGTCGACCGCGGAGCGAGGGGATCGCCGTTCTGCTCATGCACCACCTGCACCTTTTCGCTACTCCTGCAGGTTTGCGCTGCTCCTGCACCTTTCGTCTCGTCCTGCGCCTGGCCGGCAGCAAGCCATCCCATCCAGCAGTAAGCCGTCACCATGTTGGTATAGCCGTCCTCCTGCCGGCGCAGATCGAATTGACGCTGACCGGCCCAGGCCTCGAACTTCGGACGGAGGACGTCTGCCGCAGATTCCCGCTCGAGTTTCGCGATCTCGGAGCCCCTGCGCGGCTTAACCGGTTTCGCGGGAACCTCCTCCTCGGTGTCATTGGGCGCCTGGCCCAATGCAAGCGCCAAGATCGCTCCGCTGTAGGTGATCAGACCCCAGTTCACACCATTGCCAAAATATCGACGATGATGTTTTGCCTCCGCAGCCTGGCGCAACTCCGGCAGCAGGGTATAAGCCTTGATCAGCGCGGCGCGCTCTATCGAGCGAGCAAATCCGACCATATCGTCACCGGCCTTTTCGGCAAACGCATTGATCTCATGGATGGATAGAGGTCCTGCGGGGGTAGCGTATCCTTCGCTCATCTTGCTGTTCTTCCACATCTCGCGCACGTTTTTTGCACCTTCGACGTTGCCCCGCTCACTGTACCGCCACATCTCCCGTGCGAATGTCGTGTCACTCACCCGGGCGGACTGGCTCTGCTCTGTCTGATTCATTTCGGTTCCTTCATTGCCGCCACTTTCAAGTGGTGGTTGATCGCGCTGTTCAATCGGGCCTGCGCTTGCTTCAGGTGCTTTTCGGCTTCGAACAGCATGTGGTCGTGCGCTTCCTTCCAGGTGTCGAAGAATGGCCGGTGCTGCCGCCACGTCAGGGCCGTCTTGTCGACCTTCCTGTAGCTGATCTGCGCGATGCTTCCCGGGAAGTAGGCTTTGGGGTTAGCTTTTGCCATTGGCATCCTCCGAAAAAGTGGTGGTTGATTTGTGATGGCCGTCACTCATCATCGGCACCCAGCAGCCAGCCTGGATCGACGTTCAGCGCCGCGCAAATCTGCATCAGGAGCGGGCCGTCGATCGTGCGCACCTCGCCGCCCTCCCAGCGGCGAACCACATCGGGCGTAACATCGACCAATTCCGCTAATTGGTCTTCCGTCAAACCTGCAGCCTCGCGCATCCTTTTGATGTGCGCTCCCCAATTGAGGAGAACCGCTTGCTCCAGGCCTGCAAAAGTACGGCGCACAGCGCGCGCCCGCATGAGGGCGTCGACCGAATCCCAGTCCCTGAAGGGGTGAGGCCCGAAGTCGAGGTAAAGAGCCTCTTGCTTATTCAGCCACTCGCTTGACCAGTACGAATCGTCCTCTGCGAACTCGTGCTGTGCGTTCTGCAGAAGGACGTCGAAATCGCCCATGTCAGGCAGCTCCCCACCGACGGCGGCGGCGAAGGTCTTGGCCTGCTGCCAGCTGACGCCGCTGGCCTCGGCCGGCAGCAAGATCAGGTGCCGGGAGATCCCGCCAGATCTCACGACGCCGACGTACAGTTCGCCCGGCTGTAGTTCGCTCAGGTCGAACGTGAACCCGGGCCGTGCAGGGGCGGCGCGCGGCAGTGGCGAAGAGGCCAAACTTCCTACGGTACGCATGATCTCTGAATGCGTCGCGGAGTCGACAGCTTTTGGGGGCACCGATGGCGTTCCCGCTTTAGCGGAGACGGTCGACATGGCCGACGATGTGTCGACCGAGCGTACAGCGCTGGCTCGACCAGCCAGTAATTCAGCGATCACCGTGAGCGCATCGGTGGCGACATCGGCAGGGTCGCGATCGCAGTCGTTTTGCGTCGTTTCCCGCAGCTCGCGGTCGAGGTGCTTCAAATCGACGCCGGCAATGGTACTAGGCGCCGCCGAGAATTCGTTCTTTTCCATGTCTCTGCTTCCTGTTTGTGATTGCTTATTTGTCCTTGCCCGCCGCCGCCTTTTTGCCGGCCGCCCGCAGGTCTTGTTGTTCCTTGATGATCTGGTGCATGTCTCCTTCGGTAGCGCGTAAGAAGTTCGTTTCGCTGGCCAGATGCTTCAGGAGTGCTCCCAGCTGCGTGATGTGGCCGTTCTCCACTTCAAGGTCGCCGCACCCGACCAGAGTCATCAGGTGACCGACCGACTCGATGCCGTCGAGAATGAGCTCCTGTACGTTGCGAGCATGCGTTTTGATGGCGTCGACCATGTCCAGCCGCTCCTGGGGCAGAGGCGTCGAAAAACTCACATCGCCCAAGCGCTTGATCAGATCCGGCAGTTCGTAGGGGGCGCCGTCGACGTGCTTAAACTCAGGATTATTCGCGCTCATGCTTTGCTCCCTTGCTGGCCCATGGTGTCGAAGTGGGCGTCGATACGCTCCTCGATGCAGCGCATCGCTGCGATCGACATGCGAGTGAGGCGATACTTCGTATCGAGGTCGAACAGCGGTGCATTGCCAGTCTCTTCCTGCATGTTCGAGCGCTCGACCATCTGCAGGGCCACGGTAACGCCGGCGGCGAGGTCGCGCACATCGGTCAGCAGATCGTATGGGTCGCGCTGCCCCAACGGGCCGAGCCACTGGAAGGGGGCGAACAGCGGCAGCGGCTTTTCTGCGCCTTGATCGGTGTTTTCGTTGGTGTGCGTGTTCATGCTTGCTGTCCTTTCGAAGCCGTGTTGTCGATGCTTTCGAGCTTGGTGCCGGTCATCTCGCGCAGGGCTCCGAGCGATACCTCCATCAGTGCGGCCAGATCGAGCATGTCGTTCGCGTTCAGCAGCGTCTTCACGGAAGCGCCGGCACTGCTTGCGGCCGCATTCAGGTCGACCAGGTGCTGACGCAGGATGGTCGCAATCACGAAGGTGCCGCGAGTGAGGTCAACGACAGTGGCCGCGTATTGAGCATCTGCGCTCCCCTCGAGGCCGGCGGGCAGCCAAGAGAAACGCTTGTGACACGGATCAAGCGCTTGATTACACATTGCGCTGGACGTTGCTTTGCTGCTATCATCATGATTCGCCATAGTCTTTCCTTAAAGTTTTAGGGCGTAAGGGGCCATCCGGTGCTGAGAACACCGGGTGGCTTCGTTGTTTCTAGGGGTGGTGCTGGGTTAGTTCAGTCGGATCGGACTTCGCCCCGAGCTCACCGCCGACGGCGAGATGAGGGAAGCACCGAGCAGCTTCGACAGCTGGGCCAAGCCCTTGCTGGTAACGAGCACCTGAGGGTTGGTCTTGTGCTCACCTGTTTCCGGGTCCTGATACTGGCCAACCTTGTGCTTCAGGTAGCCGGTGTGAATCTTGTCCTGATAGGCGACGTATCCGCCTTTGCCCTGGCGGCGATACATCCACTTCATTTCGAGCAGGGCGTCGCGCAGTTTATGCGGCTGCATTTGCAGCGTCTTGGCTGCATCGGTGACGCACATGGCGCCCTCAGCGCTGGCGATCCGCTCAAGGCCGGCAGCGGCCGGTACCAGCTCTGCCACCTGATGCTCCAGCTGTTCTGCCTTCGCCGATTCGTTTCGAGCTTCTTCTTTGGCGTCAGCCCAAGCGCGAGCCATGGCCACCGGATCGTCGAAGTCCGGCGTCGCAACAGCGGCTTTATGTGGGGCTGCGATGTAGCTACCAGTCTTGCGGATCGACGGCATGACGTCCTCGGCGAGCCACATCTGGAACGGCAAGGCCTTCAGTTTGTCCGAGCGACCGAGGAAGAAATACAGGCCCGGCTCAGCCAGGGCAAGCATCTGCTGCACTCCGCCGGGGGTGGTAACCGGTTTAAGACCCTTCCACTTCTTCGGGACGTGCCCAAACAGATTGCCTGTCGCGGTGTAATCCAATGCATCAGCGACATCAGCCGCGACGAAGTGCAGCGCACCATCTATCTCAATGACGCGAATCGACTTCTTGTCTTCAAATCGGAAGAGCGAGAGGGCGTTCATGCGACACCTGCTGCGGCAAGGGCTATGCGGCGCAATCCGTTCACGCGCTCGATTTCGCCGTCCGGAGCGTTGAGCAGGCCAATGCGCGACAGATCGTCGGCGGCTTTCAATGCGTCCACCATCAGCGAATAGGAATTGCACGCCACGACAACTAGGTCTTGGAGCTGGTCGGCGGCATCGATGCCCGGCCCGCCTGAAAACACCTCGATAACCAGATTGCGATCCGCATCGATGATCTGGCGGTGCGAGCTGTAGGCGAGGGGTAGCTTAAGTGTCTGAATGCTTCGTGCTACGTGATGTGGTGCGCTCATAATTCCTCATAGGCAGGAGGCTTCCGATGAGTGCAATATTAAGCGCACTTAAAAACATATGCAAGTATTATTTTCAGTGCGCTTAAAAAAATTTGAGTCAACAAAAAAATACCCGCTCGGAGGCGGGTGGGTCGGTGAGCTGGGCTAGATTCTCTCAGTCTGCCTTAGAACAACCTTTCCTATTATTTTGACGTCTTCTGGCCGGTAAAGCTTGCGTGCATGTCGACGCTGATCCTCATGATCAGATGTAAGCCACCACTCCCCACTGTCCCGCTGGAGACGGCGTAGCAAAATTGTCCCTTCATAGATTAGGAGATAGACGGCCCCATCTTTAATGTCTCGGTGCCATCTGTCTAAGACGATGATGTCGCCAAACGCGATGGCTGGTTCCATATCCAGCGACCGTACCCTCATCACAGATACAAAGTCTGGAGATAGGTCATTGACCTGAAACCACTGCATCCGAAGAGCAAAAAGACTTCGTGACTCAAGTTCACGCTCCGGCTCAACCCGATAACCTTGCGGTGCATCATCCGGGATAAAACGAACGACTTCGAGTGGCCATAACTCTTTTCCGTCTGCGCCATGGGAGTAGTTCTGCCAAAACCAGGCATCATCAGATTCGTCTTCCTCGCCAAGCAGCCAAGCCGGACTTATGCCCAAGAGGTCGCAAACCCTAACAAGATTGGTGCCTTCGATTTTCTTTGTTTTCCCACTCTCCCACATCGTCACTGTAGCAGGCGAAACCCCGACCAGCTTAGCCAGTTCGGTCTTCCGTAGGTTCTTCACAGTCCGAGCCTGTGTTAGTCGTTTGTGCCAGTCCATTAAGCCAGCTTAACACCACAACCGTTTCGACACAACAATTTTGGTGCGCTTAATTTTTAAGTGCGCTAAAATTACAAACATGAGCCAAATCAATTCGCCTGATGAAATCATTGACGCCTTGGGCGGGACGTCAGAAGTAGCGAAGCTCTGCAAGGTCACCGATGCTGCGGTGTCGCAGTGGCGCCGGGCGGGAATACCACGGCCGAGGATGATGTTCATCGAGGTCATCAGGCCCGACTTGTTCGTTTCGCCCGCAGAAGCCGCGCAGCCCGAGTAAGCACATTAAGAAGAATATAACGCTTTCCGCTTACCCGGCAGGCGCTGGGACTCTTTACGCCCAAATTTTGACGTAATCAAAGGACAGTACCATGCAGACCAACAGGAAAACCGTAGGGATGGCGACGCGGATGAAGCAGGCGATCGACAACGGCGCCTTCCGGAATGAGAAGAGCGCGCTTGTGTCGTTTTCGCTTGTGCGCCATTTCGTGCGTGAAAACTACCGCAACATCTCCGAGGGACGAGTAAGCCTCGTACGTGCTAAGCGGGCGGCCAAACGCCTGGAGGGCTCGCCATTCGACAGGCATCGTTTGCAAGAGATGGAAAAGCACGTCGAGGCTCTGAAGGCGTGCTGGCGGGTTTCGCGCGAATGCCAGCAAGCGCTAGGCTGCATCATCATCGACATGGCGCCGCGGATCGACGCCATGACCACGATGGAGCAGCGCCTGGAACTGTTGAACTGCAACCCAGTCGACACGGGCGAGCTGCCCGAGCCAGACATCGGGCTGGTAGAGCTGATCGGCGTGTACTGCGTCGAGGACTCTGCGGCCCATCGGCACGACGAGTTCAACGATCGGCCGCTGCACGCCGCCGTAAACGCCGAGATCATCAGAGTCATGCGCGAGACGCGGGAGGGGCGGGCGGCATCGGAAAAGATTTTCGATGAAGCCTTCGCGCCTGGGGGCATCTTCCACGGAGTGTCGACCTACTACCGCCAGCCTGACGGCACTATGAAGCGCAAGGCGCCGGCCTTGGTCGTGCACGACGCATCTGGTTCCCGCGTCATTGAGCGCACGCCTTCGTGAACACCTCAGCTAGGACAAAGAAATGCGCGACTACTCCAAAGTAAGCCCTCAGTTTTGGATCGGCAAAACGGGCAAGGCCTTGCGAAAGCATGGCCTGGAGGCTCAGATGGTGGCCCTGTACCTGCTCACTGGGCCGCATGCCAACATGCTTGGGCTGTACTACGTACCCAAGGCATACATCGCTCACGAAACCGGGCTGGGCATGGAAGGGGCTTCGAAGGGGCTTTCAGGGTGTATCGAAGCTGGTTTTTGCCACTACGATGAGGACAGCGAGATGGTCTGGGTGGTCGAGATGGCGCGCTTCCAGATCGCCGACCACTTGAAGGACAAGGATCTGCGCATCAAGGGTGTTCAAAGCGAGTATAACTCCCTGCCTGAAAACCCATATTTGTCAGCGTTTTTCGACATGTACGCGAAAGCGTTCTGCATGTCGGCGAGAAGGGGCGGAGATGCCCCCTCGGAGGCCCCTTCGAAGCCCCTTGTAAGCCAAGAGCAGGAACAGGAACAAGAACAGAAGCAGGAACAAGCGCAGGAACAAACACTTGTCGAGCGCCGCGGTGCGCCGCCCGACGCCGATGTCGTCGCGACGATATTCGCTTACTGGCAAAAAACCATGGAGTCACCGAGGGCCCAGCTGGACGACAAACGCAAGAAGGCGATCAAGGCCGCGCTCAAGCTCTACGAGCCACGCCAGTTGTGCGAGGCAATCCTTGGCTGCTCGAAGTCGGACTTCCACATGGCCCGCGGCGAATACGCGGGACGGACCAAGTACAACGCCCTTGGGTTGATTTTGCGTGACGCAGATCACATCGACAGGTTCATCGAGATGGCCAGCAAGCAGGCTACAGGGCCTGAGACCATTGAGCAGCGCAACGCGCGAATCTTGGCCGAGCTGATGGCTGAGGACGCCGCGATTGATCCCAACGTCATCGACGTCGACGCCGAGGAGGTGCTTGATGCGGCCTGAGGACAAACCGCAGTTCGTCAAGTTGCTGGCCCAAGTGCTGTCTGGCTACGGAAAGCCCTTGCCGGAGAAAGACGAGACCAACGTCTGGTTCAACCACCTGACGCCGTTTCCGCCACCGACGATCAAGCAGGCATTCGAGGCCTATTGCGTCGAGCGCCCTGACTTCGCGCCGACGCCGAACGGTATCGCTGCACGCTGCAAGCTGCTCGATGGCCGGCCCGATGAGAACGAAGCCTGGGCCGTGTCGCTGACCAGCCAAGACGAGCGCGAGACTGTCACCTGGACCAGCGAAATGGCCGAAGCATTCGATCTCGCCAAGCCGCTACTGGCGGTGGGCGATGAGATCGGCGCGCGCATGGCGTTCAAGGATGCGTATAAGCGGCTGGTGATCGCCGCCCGATCGCTCAACAGGCCCGTGCGCTGGTCGACCTCGGCCGGATGGGACGCTGGACGCCACCAGCTCGCGCATCAGGATGCGGTCAATGCTGGGCTGCTGGACGGCCCAAAACAGCCCTTGGCTCTGCCGAACGAGTCCGGGCAGGTCGCCGGAAAGCCTGAGGGGCTGAAGCGCGTCATGGAGGCCCTGGCGCAGATGGAGGACCCGCAGGTCAAGCTAGACAGGCTGAACGCTACACGGCTGGCAGAAGCGGAGAGAATCGACCGTGAGCAGCGCGAGGAAGTGGAGCGGAAGACCAGGGAATACCTGCAGCGCCATCCCGAGGCGCGCTATGGCGAGTTGCTCAAGCTTGGCAAGGTAATGCCATGAGCGACTCCAAGAAGGTCGAGCTGCAGAAGGCGCCCCAGCGCTTGAACATTACGAAGCGTGTTAGGGAAGTCTTGGCAGAAGCCGGCGAGGCCATGCAGGGCTACAAGATCGCTTCTCGCGTTGGGATCACAACACGAAAGTTCAATCAACGCGCAGCCGATATGGTGGCTGCTGGCCAAATTCAGCGCGTCCGGAAAATGGTAGGCGGTCGTAGCGGGTACTGGTACAGCTTGAGCGTCAAGCAGGCCGTCGAGGTGCGTCTTGAGAATGCGCTTGAAGAGATCAGAACCGGGCAGTTAGTTGATAATGCCATCCCCGATCATGAGATTCCAAGTCGCTTAGGGTTCCTTCGGATGCTGAAGGAGAAGACGGTCTTTCGCGACCACGTCATCGTTGATTTGATGATTGCAGACTACGAGCGATCACGGGAGCTCGCCTTGAGCACCAGCTCGTAAGCCCCTCTTAAGGGGGCTTGGATTGAAGCCGGACAGTCTAAACGACTTGGAGGGTGCATGCTTCGATAAATGATTTTCCGAGCAGGGTGGGATTCACGCTAGTAAAAACCTCGCCGCCGCCCCAAGACTTCGGGATGGTGATACAGCCAAGACGCGCAAGGTTTGCCAATCCGAGCTGTACGTCCTCTGAAGGCTCTAAACGCTCTACTGTCGGGTCATTCCGTCCACCGGACGAAGCCGAGGACGGAAGGCTCCCTGTTAGGACTCCATCGTGCCGAGTCATGTCATAGGGAAGCGCATAAATCCTCTCTAGCATCGTCGCTTCAAGCGGCGTCAACTGCTCAAGGATTGCAATATAGGCGCGCTTAACTGTAACGTGGCTGTCTTCGTTAGCGGCATTAACCAGAAGACGCGCCCACAAATCCTGGAGATGGTCATCGTCTTCAAGTGACGCTGCTTCCAGCAAAGGAAGTGCAATGTTCAAGGGGATTGTGCGCGTTGGAGCGCTCAAACCTACTTCCCGAAGCAGGTGGTCCGCACGCTGCATGAAACGTAATTGACGCTCCCATCGCATGTATTTGAACTTGTCTTCTACGATACCCATGCCTTGCTCAATTGGCCCGGCAACGTACTTCGCGATGAAGCCACCAAACCTCTGCGTGGCATCAATGGCTTTTCCAGTCGTTTCCGCAACCGCTTTTACAGCATCAGCTGTTTTTGAAATCTCTTCGTTGCTCATTACTGCTCCTAAAGGTAGTGGAGAGGCCAGCGATGACATATCGTGATCAGTTGACGAGTCTACAATCCGTCGCTCAGCATTGCAAAAAAGCGACGACTTTCCTTTTGGAAAAGGTCGTGCGCGGCAATTTCTTTTGCCCCGTCTGGTAAGCTGGGTTCCACTTACCGAGGGGAAATCATGGGCTTTTCTGACCGCTACGTTCACGCACTCGGCGCATCGAATCTAAAGGACGATGAGCGCCACCATCAGGCTGAGCCGCTGACCGCCGCTGCCTTCGCTGCTGCCGGCTTCGGCGATCTTGGCTCGTTGCTGCATCGCGTGAAGTTCGCTGATGGTCTGGCGCGCAAAGAGTTTGAAGGCAACCCCGGCAACCTTGCCCAGCTGCTGCGCCTGTGGATCGCCGAGGTGACGAAGCGCGGCCGCGCTCGCCGCTGGGTGCCGGAGAACACGGCATGGGACGCTGACGCAGCGCAGAAGCTGTACCGCCAGGTGGCCGAGCACTCGCTGGCGCATTGGCTCGACGGCGCGTGTGAGCCGTGCGGAGGATCCGGCCTGGCGGAGTCCCGCGCCTGTAAGGGCTGCAGCGGCACCGGCAAGGCCGAGCTTACGATGGCTGCCGGCTTCGTTCGCGAGCACACCCTCAATATGGTTAGCGAGCTGCACAACATCGCTGACAGCCATACGGCCCGCGCTGCATCGAAGCTGCGCTGAGCGAAAAACTTCGTTCAGCTGTGTATACGTCCAGCAATTTCGTGTAAACTGTAGCCCTACATTCTTCCGGCCTCGTAATGCGCGGAACACCGCCACCGATAACCGGAACTCGCGACAGCACCCAGCCTTGAGTGCTGTCGCTCGTCCAAAGAAAAGCCCGACCGTTTGACGGATCGGGCTTTTGTGCACATGCCTGTGCAAGGCATTTACTTGTACCAGTGATCCTGCATAAATTTCAACTGCTCAGCACCTATGTTGTAAGCATAAAAGGAATTAGTAGTCGTATTTATGACCAGCAATTTGTCGTTGGAGTCCATTGATGAGCGAATGTGCTTTGCGACTGCCTCCTCAGTCATTGTCGAGTTCACATAGAACAGGGAATATTCCAGCTTTGCCCAGTCGCCACACGCCTTTACTGCGGCCGTGACCTTGTCATAATGCTGGCCTGGGGCCATCAGGTCATATGAAACGAATAAGTTGTTTGCCATATCTTCCTTTTGTTATGCACTAGCAATGCACTAGTAAAGGTATGGTATCCGTTGCGCAGCCGACAATTCTCGCGCTAACTCACCGCTTTGTAAAACCTGCAGGTGAGGACTTGAAACCTTTAACCCGTCAGGGTTCGTAATACCTCATGAAGAACGCTTCCGCAGCGCTGTAACGGTCTTGGTACTTTGCTTTCAAAGCTTCGTACTCGTCCGAAGCCGGGTCCATTGAGTCGAGCTGCTTTTTCATTTCTCTCAACTCCGCCATTTCTTTTTCGTGGCCTTCCTTATGCTGGCTTTCCCAACTTTCGGCCCGCCGTTTTTCTTGCGCATCACTCATCGTAATCTCCAGTTTCGTTAGTGGACTGCACTTAGCTTGCTAGTGCATAGCTGCTGTCATCAGCCGCGCTAAGGATCTCGGCCAATAATTCAGGATGTCGATCAAGCAGCGTTAGCAGCTTGACGAGCGATACCGGCGGTTCAGCCTTGCCAGTCTCGTACCGCGAGAAGGCGTTGACGCCGCCGCCGAAGATCGCGCCCGCCTGGCGCTGGTCCAGGTCTAGCTTCTTGCGCACGCTGCGGATGAACTCCGGCGCGCCCGCACTCGCATTCACCTGTTTGATGAACGCCTGAATCGCTGCGCCATAGCGGTCGCCCGCTTCACGCGAGAACACAGCATCGCCGCACACATCGCAGTAATCACCTTCGATGCCGTGGATGGTGGTCGTCTGGCCTTTGTAGGTATAAGGCAGGTCCCGCGTCTCATGGACGGTAGACGCTGCCCCGCAAGCGAGGCATTTCATTTTCATAGCTCCTTGAAGGACACGATCAGCAGGTCATCTACTACGGTCAGTTTGACATACAGCGCAACGCCGTCAGTGGTTTCGCCGTGGTACACGTCTTGCCAGACGCGGTGGTCATTGTGGGTTGTCATGCTCTTGTAGAAGTCGGCTTGGGTCAGGCCCATCACGACTTCGCACATAGCGGCGAGGGTGCTGATACCGACCAGTGCGGCGCCGTCGTAGGCAACGCGAGTGGCGCGGACTTTGTCAGCCTCGATCAGGGCTTTGACTTTCGACAGTTTGCAGTGGGCGGTGTGCTTTTCCATGTGAAGAATAATACACCTATTAGGTTAATAAACCAAGTAGGTTAATGAAGTATTTTTAAATTATTTTGAGGTGCGCCATGCGACCGGTACCGATGCTGCGAGTAGAGGTGGACGGCAAGGTCGTGCAGCGCCCCGGCGTGCTCGATGTGCTTCAGTACGACGCCGATGGCAAGCCGACCTTGTCGAGGGTACGACCACAGCTACTGCCCGGCGAGGTGCTCATTGAGCGCGCCGGCCAGATCCCTGCTATCCAAGGTGCCAACCCGGCCCACCTGCACGACATGATCCGGCATCAGGTTGTGCGCTCGGTGCTCGGCACGCATCCGGCGATGCTGGCGGAGGAGGCCGACCCGGTCGCGCTCAACTGCCTGTGCCACCGCATTGCGGACGCATCGGAAGCGGCGCGCCTGCTGTGCGCCAATGGCTACGGCTGGCCGGCGCAATCGCTGACCGATATGGTGCGCGCGGCGCTGGGACTCAAGGCAGAGGCACTGACGTGACTGTGGAGCGATTACGCGGCCGTGCGCTGCAGAGCCAGCGCAAGCGCGTATGGCTGCGCGATAAGGGCATCTGTGCACGCTGCAAGCGAGTCACCACGTTCCCGTCCGGCTTCGAGCTGGACCACATCGTCGCACTAGCCAACAAAGGCACCAACGACGACGCCAACATGCAGATCCTGCATCACGAGTGCCACGACGAGAAGACCAACGAAGACTTGGGTTACAAACCGCGCGTGGCAATTGGCCTGGACGGCTTCCCGGTCGAAGCCCCTGCCGACTCAACGCGGCGCCGCACGGCCCGATGGAAACGCGTGGCGCGCGGCTGACCCCCAGGGGTGGGTCAAAAGGATTTTCGGCGCCCGTTGGAAACCGGCTATGCAGCCTTTTTTTCGCGCGTGCAGGATAGAAAAAACGGTTTCGAGGAGTTTGCATGCCCGGCCCACCAAAAAAGCCGACTGCCCTGAAGGTGATCTCGGGCACAAATCAGCCCTGCCGCGCGGGGCCGCCGCCGGCCGTTGAGCTACCGCCGATCGCCGCGGTGCCGGCGCCGCCGAAGTGGCTAAAGAACAAGCATGCTGTCGAGGAGTGGAAGCGCCTGGCGCCGATCCTGACGGCGAACAAATTACTCACGGAGGGCGGCCTTTCCGCGTTCGGGCATATGTGCGCCTTGCACGGTGCTGTCATCCAGCTTTGGATGACTGACGAGACCCCGACTGCCAGCATGATCAGCACCCTCCAAAGCATGATCAATGACTTCGGCCTGACGCCGGTGGCCCAGGGGAAGGTGAAGCCAAATGGCGGCGAGGAAAAGAAAGGAAACAAGTTCGCCGGGAACGGCAAGCGGCCAGGGGCCGCGTGATTACATCCAGATCGCGATCGACTACGCGAAGGCCGCGGTGGCCGACAAGAAGGGGAAGCGCTTTGGGCGCTGGTTCCGGCTGGCCGGGGAGCGCTTTCTCGCCGACCTGAAGCGCGCGAAGTACGACCACGCGACCGGGGTGTCGAGTGCAACCTCGAAAGCACCTTTCAAGTTCGATCCCTGGCACGCGTGCGACCCATGCGACTTCATTGAGAAGCTGCCGCACGTCGAAGGGGAGTGGGACACCGAAAACGTCGTGATGCACGAGTCCCACATCTTTTTCGTGGTGAATCTGTTCGGTTTCCGGAACCACGACGGCACGCGCCGCTTCACCACGGCGCTGTTCGCGGTGGCGCGGAAGAACGCAAAGTCGTTCCTGTGCTCGGCGATCCTGCTGTACTGCTTCTGCTGCGAGCCCACAAACGGCCCCCAGGTCATCAGCGCGGCGACGACAGGATCTCAGGCGCGGATCGTGTTCAACACAGCGAAGAAGATCGTCGACAAGGTCGGCGACCTGCGCGAGGCCTTTACGCTGGAGGGCTTCGCGAACTCGATCTCGCGGTATGAGGTAGGCGGATCGTTCAAGCCGATCAACGCGAAGGCCAGCACACAAGACGGTCTGAACCCATCGCATTGCGGTATCGACGAGGTGCACGCGCATAAGTCCCACGACCTGCTGAACGTGCTGAAGTCGGCGGCCGGCGCGCGCAAGAACCCGCTGTTCCTGTACACGACGACCGAGGGCTACACCAACCCGGGGCCTTGGGGTGAGATCCGTCACTTCGCAAAGCAGCTGCTGCAGGGCCTGGTCTCGGCCGACCACTTCCTGGCGGTCTACTTCGCCGTCGACGACGAGGACAAGAGCGCCGGCATCGAGGCCGACAGCGACTTCGACGAGACAAAGTGGATCAAGGCCAACCCCCTGATGGAGGTGAATCCGCTCCTGATGAAGGAGATCCGGAAGGAGGCGGTCGAGGCCAAGTCTATGCCCGGCCGGCACGCCGAATTCAAGATCAAACGGCTGAACCGGCCATCAGCCGCGGCCGGCGGTTGGGTGAACCTGGTCAAGTGGAAGGCTTGCAAGGGCGCGGTCGACCTGGAATGGCTGCGCCAGTTTCCGTGCTGGGGTGGCCTGGATCTGGCCAGCACGCGTGACTTGACCTCCTTCCGGCTCGTTTGGAACGTCGACGGCGTGTTGTACACGCACGGCTGGCGGTTCGTGCCGGCGGCGCAGGTCGCCGATCGTACGGAGCGTGGCCTGGTGCCCTATCACGCCTGGGTTGCATCGGGCCATCTGATCGAGGCCGGCGCCGAGGTGACCGACTACGACGAGATCCAGAAATGTATCCTTGCAGCGAAGGAGCGCTTCAACATCCAGATGGTCGGCTACGACTCGTGGAACGCGAAGCAGCTGGTGCAGAAGCTACAGGCTGCCGACGTGCCGCTGCAGGAGTTTATCCAGGGCGGTAAGAGCTATCACCCAGCGATGCAGGCGCTGGAGCTGGCCTACACCGAGGGCGATCTTGCGCACGGCAACGACCCAGTGCTGAACTGGTGCGCGTCCAACCTGGTCGCGCGCACGGACCCGAACTTGAATACCGCCCCGGACAAGAAGAAAGCGCCCGAGAAGATCGACGACATCGTCGCGCTGCTTATGGCGATCGGCGTCATGCAGAGCGCAGAGCCGGCCGACGACATCAACGATTTTCTAAATGCACCCATCTGCGCATGAACTTTAATTTCATAAAATCTTTCGGCAGCTGGTGGGGCCGCGGTGGCGCCCTTGCCGAGACCGTCGGCACCCAGCTGCCGCTGCCTGGCGCATCCCTCATCCCTGACACGCAAGGCGTGGGCGTTGATGGAGCGTTGCAGATCAGCACCGTTTGGGCCTGCATCGACCGGCGCGCGATAACGATCGCCAGCCTGCCATTTTTCGCCTATCAGCAAATCAGCGGCGAGAAAGTGCTCGCGCGAGCCGCGCGGCTCTTCGCGATCCTGCACGATTCGCCCAACAGCCGCATGACGCCGTTCGAGTTCTGGCGCGCCATGATGATGAACTACGACCTGCGCGGGAACGCATACGCCAGGATCGACCGCGACGACGCTGGCGAGGCCATGGCGCTGTGGCCGATGCCGGCCGATCAGGTCGAGCCGATCGTGCTGCCGGACGGCGCCATGGTCTACAAGTACTCGATCGGGTACGACGTGGCGGTGCTGGCGGAAGCCAACGTGCTGCATTTGAAGAACCTGGGCAACGGCACGGTCGGCCTGGCCAAGCTTGAGTTCATGCGCGCCACGACGGATGAAGCGGTCAAGGCTCAGACCACAGCGGCGAAGACGTTTGCCTCTGGCGGCAAGCCGACTGGCGTCCTCATGGTCGACAAGGTGCTCGACCCAGCGCAGCGCAAGGCCGTACAAGATCGCTTCGCTGAGATGGCGATGGGCAGCACGAACCGCCTGTGGGTGCTCGAGGCGAACATGAAGTATGAGCAGGTCAGCATGTCGCCCGAACAGCAGCAGTTGCTGGAGACCCGGAATTACGGCGTGGTCGAGCTTTGCCGCTGGTACGACGTGCCACCTGTGTTGGTGCACCACCCGAGTGAAACCGGCTGGGGAACTGGCATCTACGAAATCAAGGACGGTTTCTACACGCTGTCGATCCGCCCGATGATCGTCAACATCGAGCAGGCGGTTCGTAAGCGCGTTATGACCCCCCGCCAGCGAGCGTCGATGACTGCGGAGTTCAGTTTGGACGCGCTGCTGCGCGGTGACCCGGTCAAGCGCGCCGACATCAATGCGAAAAACGTCCAAAACGGCCTGAAGTCGCGCGCCGAGATCCGGCAGCTGGAAGGCGACCCATTCATCCCCGGCACCGACGTGTTGACGGCCCAAAGCAACCTGGTGCCGCTGGATATGCTCGGACGGGTCACCGCCCGCGGCGGATCCGGCGCCGACATCGCGCAATAGCGAGGAAAACACATGCTGATCAAGAAAACCCTGCCGTTGGGCGACACCGAATTCAAGTTCACCGAGGATTCCGGAGTTTTCAAGGGATACGCCAGCGTCTTCGGCGGTGTCGACTCGTACCGAGACACCATCCTGAAGGGCGCCTATATGGACACCCTGCGGGAAAACGGCATGCCGAAGATGTTCTACAACCATAAGTGGGACATGCCGATCGGGAAGTACACGAACGTCGACGAAGATTCGAAGGGCCTTTGGGTCGAGGGTGAGCTCACCCCGGGCCACAGCCGCGCGTCGGACGTTCGCGCTTCGATGCTGCACAAGACGCTGGACGGCCTGAGCATCGGCGGCGTCCTGCGGAAGGGCGACTACAAGGACGGCAACGACGGCGGCCGCATCATCCACAAGTGGACGGTACTGAAAGAGGTGTCGCCGGTCGTCTTTCCTGCTGACGGTTCTGCCCGGATCGACCTGGACAGCGTGAAGTACGACGACGAGATGGCAGCAATCGAAACCATCCGAGATTTTGAGTATTTCCTGCGGGATGCGGGGAATTTCAGCAAAGCGGCGGCCCAGGCATTGACCGCCCGCGCCAAGGCGCTGTTCACCCTGCGGGATGCAGGCAACACCGACGAAGCGAAGCAGCTGGAGGGCCAGATCCTGGACCGCCTGCTGAAAATGAGCCAATAACCCGCATCACAACCCATCGAAGCCGCCCTGAGCGGCTTTTTTTACAACCGGAGAAACCGCATGTCCGAAGCAATTAACAAAGCCCTCGACTCGATCGAGGCCAAACTGCAAAAAATGTCCGAGCAGGCCGACAACGAGATGAAGTCGCTCGGCAACGTCACCACCGAAACCAAGGCCGCGATCGACGCCCTGGGTGTCGAGCAGCGCACCATGGCCGACCGTCTGCTGCAGCTCGAGCAGAAACAGTCCGCCAAGCAGGACGACGAGACGCCGAAAGCCGAGAGCTGGGGTGAACAGTTCATCAAATCGGCCACTTACAAGAGCCTGCTGGGTGCCGGCGCCCAGTCGTTCGGTCGCGCATCGGTCGAAGTGAAGAACACCGTCACCAACGCCATCGGCAACACCTTCAGCGAGCGCCGTCCGGGCATCGTCGAGGGCGCGTTCCGGGTCTTCACCATCGAAGACCTGCTGACCGCAATCCCGACCTCGTCGAATGCGATCGACTGGGTGCGCGAGAACGTGTTCACCAACAACGCGGCCGAAACCGCCGAGGGTGGCGCGCTGCCGCAGTCGAGCATCACCTTCGCGCCGGGCACCATGCCGGTCCAGAACGTGGGCCACTTCATCAAAATCACCCGCCAGCTGGCGATGGACAACGCCGCCTTGGCTGCGTTCATCAACCGCCGCATGGTCTACGGCGTGAACCTGCGCGCCGAGACGCAGATCGTCGGCGGCAACGGCACCAACCCGAACCTGTCGGGCCTGACCAATGCCGGCAATTTCACGGCGCACGGCTATACGGCTGCCACCCTGACCGCCGCCGGTCTGTCGGCAACCAACCGCTTCGACCTGATCGGCAAGATGATCGGCGACTGCGCGCTGGCCGACTACCCGGCCGACGTCGTGATCCTGAATACCGCCGACTGGTGGACCATGCGCCTGGCCAAGGACAGCCAGGGTCGCTACCTGCTGGGTGATCCGGGCTCGAATGTCGTGCCGAGCCTGTTCGGTCGCCCGGTCGTCGCCTCGAACGCCATGGTCGCCGGCAAGGTGTGGGTTGGCTCGCTGTCGCAGGCTGCCACGCTGCACAACCGGGAGGGCATCGCGCTGGATCTGTCGGATTCGGACGAGAACAACTTCCAGCTGGGCCTGGTGACCGTTCGTGCGATGCGCCGCATGGCGCTGACCGTCGAAAAGCCGGCAGCCGCCCGTTACGGCGACCTGCTGCCTGCGTAATTGCTACCGGGGCGAGTGGCAACGCTTGCCCCGTTAAAGGAGAACAGCATGGTAGAAGTCGAGATCCTGGGCCAAGTGATTACGCATCAGTACGGCACGCTTAACACCGGCGACGTCCTGCGCACCACGCCCGAGTTTGCAAAGCACCTGGTGGAAGACTGCAGCGCAGCGAAGTATCGCGACGCGGCCGGCAGTACTGCTGATCAGCAGCAAACGGCAGATGCAGCAGCGCCGGCGGCGTCCGATGCCGCACCGGCTGAAACCTCGCCGACCGTGGTCGCTGACCCTGCAGTAGAAACCCCGGCAGCACCGGCAGCGCGCGGCGCTCGCACCAAGAAATAATCCATGAGCCCCGCCGACGCGGCCCTGGTCGCCAACGTGCGCGCCCACGCCGCGGCGCCGGGCACCGTGATCATCCCCGTCGGTGGGCGGGTGGCGATCTTCCCTGAAGACACGGTCGGCAAGTCCGACGACGAGCTGCTGGTGTTCATCGAACAGCGGCTCGCTGAACAATCCCCTGACACAACGAGGGCACCATGAGCGCCAATACCGACGCATTCGAAAACAAGCTGATCGATTTTCTGTTCCGCGGCCAGGCGCTTGGCCTTGCCAACTCCAGTGCCGCTGCCGGCAGCGGCCCGACGAACCTCTATGTCGCGCTGTTCACCGCGGCCGGAAGTGATGCTGCGGCCGGTACTGAAGTCTCCGGCGGCGGCTACGCCCGCGTGGCCGTTGCGTCGAGCCTGGCGAATTGGGCCGGCACGCAGGGCGCCGGCACCACCACGGCGTCCAACGGTTCGAGCGGCACCACCTCGAACAACAACGCGATCACTTTCCCGACGCCGAGCGCGGCCTGGGGCCAGGTTACCGAATGGGGCATCTTCGATTCGCTGACCGGCGGCACCGAACTCATCCGCGCTCCGCTGGGCACGGCCAAGACGATCAACAATGGCGACCCTGCACCGTCTTTCGCTGCTGGTGCGCTGACCTACCAGGTCGATAACTGATCATGACCGGCGATCAAAAGTCAGCCTTGGAGAAGGTCGTTGGCCGCGTCCTGACCACTGAAGAAATTACGGCTCTTGGGCCGCTGCTCGATATCCGCAACGACGTCGAGATTGCGCGCCTGCTGTCTCTCGGCCGCACGCGCCAGGTACCCACGCAAGTCGGCGTCGGGACCGTCATGGCTGCCATGGGCGAGCGTGGCGGCGCATTCCTGGATGCAGTGACGAGCCTGGGCGTGGAAGACCGCCAGGTGTATTGGGGTTTTGACCCGGTGCGCCGCGCCGTGCTGGACCTGTCGGTGCCGGTCGCGCGCACCATGCTGGCCGCGCTCAGGACGAAGCTCCCGGCCTACGCTGACGATATCGACCAGCTGCTGGTGCTGGGCGCTGAACCCGACCCGATCGACTTCAACCGGATATCTGACGCCCTGAACGTGGCGGAAGGAAGGATGACTCTATGAGCGGCGAAGTTATCGCAGTCTGGGGCACACGCAAGGTGCTGGAAGCCAGTGGCGCCGCCATCACCAACAACGCGCTGGCGCTGGCAGATGACGCAACTTATGACGTCGTAAACGATGGCCTCAGCTACCCGGACGCGCAATTCATCCTGACCGGGACATTTGCCGTTGCGCCGGCTGAAGGCGCGGTGCTGTCGCTTCTCGCGCGCCCGCTCGCCGTTGATGGCGTCAACGACACCCAGGTGCCGGAGACAACCCGACCGACGCGAGTCATGGGCAGCTTTGTGGTCGACAACGTCACCACGCCGCAAACCATCGAATTCACGGTGACCGATGTCCCGCAAAAAGCTGCGTATTACCTGTACAACTCAAGCACTGGGCAGACTCTGTCGGCCGGCTGGGTGCTGTCCGTCAAGCCGAAGACCTACAAGGTAGCCTAATCGATGACTCGCCTGCTCCTTCCGCGGCGTTTTTCTTCCCAGCCGACGCAAGCCTATCCGGTCGACTGGCAGAACCCGCTTACGCAGGGCTTGGCGCTCGCAACGTATCCGACAGAAGACACGGCATGGACGAACCTGGTAAGCGGGCTGCGCTTCACAGACCCGTATTCACCGCCGAGCTTCGGACAGTCGTCGTTCACCAAGTGGGGGCGCGGCCGCACGTATTACGACGGCAACTCGAGGCAGTACGTTAACGTTACCCCCGGGCCCGTATCGACTGGCCGGCAGACGTTACTCATCCTGGTCCGCCCGCGGGTGCTACCGGTGGCAACACGCAATTTCGTCAACGCAGGCCAAAAAGATGGCTGGGACCTCAACTACGCTTCCTTGGCAGCTGACGGTAGATTTAGCGTTGGCTCGACGAATGCGCCCGCGCTGCTGTCCGATAGCTCCGTAACGCTTGGCGAGCACTATGCCGTCACCGCGATTTGCGATGTTTCAAGCATCAGCGCAAAGCAATATTTCTTTGTCAACGGTGTAAAACAACAGGCCACCAGTTCGTACGCTGGCATTGGCCCGAAAAGGATAGAACAGGTCGTCCTCGGCAACTCCAATACGGCGAACATGGTCGACATCTTCGCCGTCTTTGTCTGGACGAGGGCGCTGAGCGACGACGAGGTTAGGCAGGTCAACGAGAACCCGTATCAGCTGTTCGGGGCATCCCGCTTTGTTCCGTATGCCGTCCCTACTGCAGCACCAGGGAGTGGCTCGATTTCTGGCTCTGGGACATCTCAAGCCAGCGCCGCCGCCGCGCTGACCACCTCTGTTCGCCTGGCTGGCGCCGCGGCCGTCGTTGCGTCGGGCGCTGGCGCAATGTCTACAGCGCTTCAATTAGGTGGCACGGCTACCGCGCAGGCGTCTGGTTCAGCCAGCCTGGCGGGCAGCGCGGTCGCCTTCAGTGGCGCAGCAACGGCCCAGGCCAGTGCACCAAGCACGCTGTCGAGCGCGATCCGTCTGGTTGGCGCCGCCGCGGGTCAGGCCGCAGGTGCTGGTGCGCTGGCTACTGGCATCCGCCTGGCTGGCGCGGCGACGGCGCAGTCGATCGGATCGGCAAACCTGGCGGGCGTCGCCGCCACCTTGATCGGGAATGCGGTGGTGCTGGTGGCCGCAACCGGCGCGCTTTCGACCAAGATCCGGCTGGCCGGTGCTGCGGCAGGGGTGGCGTTGGCGCTTGGTGCGCTGGACGACAGGGTGCCGCCACCTGACGGCGATGTCATTGACGTGTCGCTGATCCCGGCCGACCGAATTGTGGTGTTCGAAGGAAGCGGCAGCAGGACGGTCGTATTCGAAGGAAGCGGGAGTCGAGTCGTGATTTTTGAAGGCAGCGAACCCAGGGTAAGGATTGGACAAATGAACATCAGAGTTCCAGAAAAGCTCGGAGAGAAGTGGACGGTCGACCGCGATCCGGACGAGATCAGCTACTACGCGGCGGACATCACCCAGGAGCTACTTGACCGGAACACGACCGCCGACCCCAGCAAGATCACCCCAGTGCTGTTCGGCGTGGTGCTGCTGGATGGGCCAGAGCTGCAGGTGGCGACCATCGACGGCGTTGAGCGCACCTTCGTCGTTGTGAAGCTCGGCGGCGTCGACGAGCCGCTACCGGCTGATTGGCGCTGGGTAGCGCGTGTCAGCTGCTTGAACGGCGAGCGCTTCGATAAGACAACCTGGTTCAACAAGGTCGACCCCTAATGATCAAGATCGCCGACAACCCAGCTGTGCGCGCCCAGGTCGCGCAGGCCACTGTGAAGCCTGCCGAAGCGACGGCACCGCACGCCAAGGCGCCCGAGTACGCCCGCGCGCCGCCGGCTGCCGGTCCGCAGCCGGCCGGCAGCCGGCCACCCGCAACGCAAGGATCCGCCCGATGACCACCCGAGAAGTCTCGCCGCCGACGGTGCTGGCGGTAACCTTGGCCGAGGCCAAAAACCAGCTACGCATCGACCAGGCTGATACGTCCTTCGACTCGCAGCTGACCATCTGGATCGCCGGCATCGCGAAGGAAGCCGAGCACCAGACCAGCCGGAAGTTCGTCAACAGGCCGATGCGCGTCACGCTTGACCGCTTCGAGCCATCGATCCGCCTGAGTGCGCCGACTTTTAGCGTCGAGAGTGTCAAGTTCCTCGACGTCGACGGCCAGCAGCGCACCCTTGCCCCCGCCGACTACTTCGTCGACCAGGTCACGGAGCCGGGCTACGTCATGCCGGCACTGGGCAGGGCCTGGCCGGCGACAAGTCCTCGCGCGCTGGCGGTGCAGGTCGACTACACCGGCGGTTACGGGCCTGACGCAACGACCGTGCCGGGGGAAGCCAGGTTGTACATCCTGGCGCGGCTCACCGAGTTGTGGGACCCGGCGGTGAAGGAATTCAAGGAAACCGTTCGCTCGAACTTCACGACGCGCCTGCTCGACAGCCTGAAGGTGTACGAATGACCAACGCTTTCGCTCTCGACAAGAAAGTGGTCCTGCAGGCCAGGCCCAACGCCCGTGACGTCCTAAACGCGCGTACCAAGGCCTGGGCCAATGTTCTGCCCGGCGACGGAACGATGTGGGCCTGGGTCAAGGACATCAGCGGGCGCCAGTACATTGCCGGCGGCGGCATGCAGAACCCGGTGCTCACCGAGATCGGCATCCGGCGCCGCGCCGGGGTGCTGCCCAGCATGCGGATCCTGCATGGCGGCTTCGCCTACGACATTCAGGAAGTGCTCGAGCGCGACAACTACTGGACCATTCTGATGTGCAAGAAGGAGGTATTCAATGGCTGAAGAACGCATTCTCGGCCTGGCCGACCTCAAATTCCGGATGAGTGGGTTCAGCGACCGGTTGCTCAAGAAGGCGCTGCGGCCGGCCGTTCGTCGCGGCGGCAACGTCATCCGCGCACAGGCGCGCGAGAACTTCAACACTGGTACCGGGCCGAACGACATTAGCCAGGCATTAAAGTCCTCGATCCGTGTCACCCCCCGGCGCGGCACCCCGACACGAGTTGTGGTCAGCGTGGTCGCCGGCGACCTGACCGGCGCGCAGATCAAGAAATTCGGCAAGAAGGCTGCGTTTTACGCACTGTGGGTCGAGAAGGGCCACATCAACCGGGCGGCCGGTCAGGCTCTGCGGGGTAGCAAGGAGAGCATCCGCGCCACTCGCGCCGCCTCGACCAATAACACGCCGGCGCACCCTTACATGCAGCCGGCGCTGGAAACGAAAGCCCAGGAAGCGATCAACATCACGATCGAGGGCGTGGCTGCTGCGCTGCCGGAGGTCGCCTGATGAGCGAGCACGCTGCAATCCTGGGCCTGCTGCAGGCATCGGGCGACCTGGCGGCGCTGGTGGGCGACCGCATCTACCCGGACGTGATGGACGAGCCGCCGGTGTACCCCTCGGTGACGTTTCAGAAGATGGGCGGCGCCGGCGCGCTCGGCGCGATCGCGAACCCTGGCCTGATGCGTGCCACGTTTCAGGTGTCGACCTGGGCCGCATCTAGGCACGAGGCTGCGCAAATTGCGGCGCTGGTCCGTAAGGCCCTGGACCGTAAGCGAAAGGTCACGGTGGCCGGCGTGCGCGTCGACGATTGCTTCTACGAGAACGACCTGGACGACAAAGACCCGGACGACGACATTTATTACAACCACATGAGCTTCAAGATTCACTACCGGGAAACGACATGACGAACGCCGAACGAATCATGGCCGCGATGAAGGCCGCCCTCATCGACGCCGGCTTGAACGTTCCGGATCTGACGGTACGGGACGACACGGAGGAGCCGCATAGCTTCGAGGACATGCCATGCATCGTGCTCGATTGCGGTGACGAATACCCGGAGCCGGTTGCCGGCATGGGGTTTGTCTACTGGAACCTCACCGTGCTGGTGCTGGTCGCCGCTGAAGGTTCGGTGCCGAAGATGGCGCCCGAGCCGGTCCGAGCGGCCGCGCACGCCGCGCTCTACGCGGACCGCACCCTCGGCGGCGCCGTGCTCGACTTGGTCGTCGGTCAGATCACCCGCGGCATTGATGAAGTGAACCCGGCCTGCGGCATTACCCAGGTCACCTACAACCTGAAGTACCGAGCCATGGAAGGAACGGCATGAATCACAAATACGAGGGCCAAGGCGGCAGCTACGTCGTCGGCGAAGACGGCGATGTCCAACTGGTCGAGCGCACCAAGCAGCCGGGCGAGGAGGTGCCGCCGGAAGACCCGGCGCCGGCCGAAGCAACCAAGTCCACGAGGGCCGCGAAAGCGGCCCTTTCTTCGCCGGCTACCCCGGCTGAACAAACCACGAAGGAATAAGCATGGCGCTTCTCACTCGCAAACGCACCATTCTGGCAAAGATCGAATCCACCTACGGCCAGGACCCGACACCGACCGCCCAGCTCGACGCGATCCTGATGAGCAACGTCAGCGTCAGCCCGATGGAAATGACGTTGGTTCAACGTAACAACATCAAGGCCTATCTCGGGAACAATCCGCAGGTTCTCGCCGCGATCTACGCCAAGGTCAGCTTCGATATTGAGGTGGCCGGTTCGGGCACCCCCGGGACCGCGCCGGCGTACGACGAGCTGCTGCGTGCCTGCGGCCTGTCGGCGAAGACGCTGGCGGCAGCACTCTCGGGCGCGGCGACCGCCGGCAGTGCGGCCAGCATCACGCTCGCCGCTGGCGCCTCGGCCGTCGACGATGCGTACACCGGTATGACGATCAACCTGACCGGCGGTACGGGCGCTGGCCAGTCGGCGGTAATCGCGAGCTACAACGGTACGACCAAGGTTGCAACCTTCACCGCACCTCTGGCAACGGCCGCCGCGGCCTCCACTGCCTACACGCTGCCCCTGCAGGTTGTCTACCGTCCAGTGTCGGACAACTTCGAATCGGTGGCGTTCTACGTCAACGTCGACAACGTCAGACACCTGATGCTGGGCGCGCGCGGCACCGTGTCGCTGAAGGCCAGTGCCCAGGGCATCCCGATGTGGAGCTTCGCTTTTACCGGCCTGTACACCACACCGACCGACGTGCCGATTCCCCAGCCGAACCTGACGCAGTACGCGGCGCCGCTGGCGGTCAATAACCAGAACACCACCGGCCTGAACATTTCCGGCTATCTGAACGGCGTTGTCAGCGACTTCAGCATCGACCTGGCTGCATCGGTCGTGTTCCGCTCGCTGCCGGGCGGGCTCGAAAGCGTGCAGCTCACCGATCGCCAGCCGAGCGGCTCCATCACCTTCGAGGCGACAACGGTGGCAGCGAAGGACTGGTGGACGCTGATGAAAAACGTGGTGCTGGGACCGTTCTCCGTCACCCACGGCACCGCGGCAGGCAACAAGGTCAAGATCGACGCCCCGCAGCAGCAGCTGACGACGCCGGCCTACGGCGACAAGGACGGCGTCACCATGCTGACCTGCAAACAAACCTTCAACCCGCTCAACGGCAACGACGAGCTGACCGTCTGCTTCATGTAACTCCGGCGTAAGCCGCAACCGAGCACCGACCCGCCGCCGTCGCCCTTCGCGTGGGCGCGGCGGCAGGCACGGGCAAATCTATCCACGCGAAAGGAAACACCATGCTGATCATCTCCACCTCGAAAGACAAAACCATCAACTGGCCGGTCAAGGTCGATATCCCCGCCGACGGCGGCAAGATCAACAAGTTCGAGTTCACCGGCACCTTCAAGCTGCTGGACGACGACGAGAAGGAAGCGCTCGCCGCCGAGGCCAAGCAGAACGAAACCGACGCGGGCGACCACGACGAGCCGGACAACGCCTGGAAGGAAGGCGTCGCCGATCGCATCCTGGCGCGCATGGTCGGCTGGAAGCAGGTCGTCGACGCGGACAGGAATCCGATCGAGCTGAATCGCGTCACGTTGCTCGACATCCTGCGCAGCGCACACGGCATGAGCATCCTGGCCGGTATCAACCGCGCCATGCGTGAGATCACCTTCGGCGCCCGCGAAAAAAACTGAAGGATGCCGCCGCGTACTGGGCGCGCGGCGGCAAGGATGACGGCAAGGCAGCGCAGAACGATTTCGAACTGTGGGGCCTTGCTTCAGATGAGACTGCAGCCTGGATCGGCGTGGATCAGGGGCCGAATCACTTCGAAGTCTGGCCGGAAAACTGGCTCATCGTCGAGGTGTTCCTGTTTATGGAGAGGCAGTGGCGCTGGACAGGTGGCATGCAGTCTTATCAGGCCGGCCTGGATTTCAACGCGCTGCCGGTGGCGTGCGAAGCCCTGCAGGTGCCGCGCAAGCGGCGCGCCGAAGTAATGCAGGGTATCAAGGTCATGGAAGGTGCGGCGCTGCAGGTGATTTACGCAGCAGCTTGAGCGGCCACTTCGGTGGCCCTTTTTATTTCTGGCACGCTTCGGCTCGCCAATTTTGTTGAGGTTTTAATATGCCTTCAGGCGCCGTTACCGTAGGCGGATTGGTGATCAACCTGGCCGCCGAGACCAGCCAGCTCAAGACCGACATAGCCGAAGGCGCGCGCACGGTCGACGCAGGCGCCAAGTCCATGATCAATTCGATGGCCGGCATTACCGAGTCGTCCGATCGGGCGACTGATGCCGGCGCGCGCATGGTCCGCCAGCTGAAGGAAGAAATTGCGACCTTCGGCATGAGCGGCGAGGAGATGCTGAAGTACAAGGCGAACCTCAACGGCGTCGGCGGCGAAGTCGAGGCGCTGATGGGCCGTCTGAACCAGATGAAGGCGGCGCAATCTGGCTTCACCGACCAGCTGGCAGCATCCGAAGCAGCGGCAACCCAGCGGATCCGTGAAATGGTGGCCGCGTCGATGTCGGAGGTCGCGGCCTTGAACGATGTTGCGGTGGCCACCCAGGCCGCTTCCAACGCAACGGTCACGGCTACGCGCGTCGGTACCGACTTTGCCGATTCGCAGCGCCTGCAGATGCTCAATATGCAAGGCGTCGCCGCGTCCATGAAGGCCGTCCAGGACGGCACGGTCGCGCTGTCGGCAGAAACCCAGCGCATCATGGCGCAGTACGACCCGCTCGGCGCCAAGCTGCGCGCGCTGCAGGCCGACCAAGCGCTGCTTCGCAAGGAGATGGGCAACAGTGTCGACCCGGCCGTCATGAAGGCATTTCAGGGCTTGGAAGACGCGATCGGAAAAACCCAGGCGCAGATGGCTCGTGCGGCTGCGCAATCGGCGGCTATGGGCGGATCGAACGCACAGCTGACCCAGACCCAGACCCAGCTTATCGACCGCTTCCGCGACCAGGCCGCCACGATTGGCATGAGCCGTTCCCAGTTGATGGCCTACCAGGCCGCCCAGCTGGGCGTTACCGCGCAAACCAAGGACGCGATCGCCGCAGTCAAAGCGCACGAGGATGCGATCAAGGCGGCCGCGGAAGCGAAAGAGAAGGAGCGCAGCGCGACCACGATGATGGGCGATGCACTCAAGCTGCTCGCCGCCGGCTATGCCGCGATGAAGATCGGTGACTTCATCAAAGACTCGACCATGCTGGCCGCTCGCTACGAGACCCTCGACGTCGTCATGGGCGTGGTGGGCCGCACTGCCGGGTATACGAAGACCCAGATGGATGCGGCTGCCGAGGGCGTGGCCAAGCAGGGCATCACCATGACCGAATCCCGAAATTCGGTCATCAAGCTGGTGCAGGCCCACGTCGACCTGGCGAACGCCTCGGCGCTGGCACGCATCGCACAGGATGCCGCCGTTATCGGCAACATCAACTCGTCCGAGGCATTCGATCGCCTGGTCAATGGCGTCGCGCGTGGCAACGTCCTCATCCTGCGCAACATCGGCATCAACGTGAACCTGCAGGCGGCCTACGCGCAGATGGCTGACTCGCTCGGCAAGAGCACCCGCGAACTGACCGAGAACGAGCGCGTTCAGGCGCGCCTGAATGCCGTGCTCGAGCGCGGCACCGACATCGCCGGTACGTATGAGGCGGCGATGGATACGGCCAGCAAGCAGATCACCTCGATGAAACGCTATACCGAGGACCTGAAAACCACCTTCGGCGAGGTGTTCAGCGAAACGCTGACGATCGGCGTCATGGCGCTGACCGACGAGCTGAGGGACGCGAATGGCGAAGTTAGCGAACTGGCCAAGAACGGGCAGCTGCAGGAGTGGGGCCGCGACCTTACCACCGTGTTTGTCGGTGTGGCCAACGCGATCGACAACATCCTCAACGGCGCCAAGATGGCCGGCGTCTGGGCGGCGCATCAATCGGCCGCAGGCGACATCAACGCCAAGTACGACAAGATGTCAGCTACCGCACCGCGGCGCAATACCCTGTCCGAGCAGGTCGCCCAGCAGGCCGAGATCGAACGCCAGCGTCAAGCGGCGCTGGCCACGGAGCGTGAGCAATACGAAGCGGCCCAGGTGTCTCTGGCAGGGCAGTTTGACCGCTTCCAGCGTGCGGCGGACGTTCGCATGGCCGCGCGTCTGTCCAAGCACAAAGCCGACGCAGATGAGCGCCTGAAAGTCGACCAGGACTACGCGGCGCGCGCGGCCGCGCTGCTTATCGCGAACGCAAACAAGAGTATCGAGGTGCAGCAGGCGGCCCAGACCAAGCTGGCCAAGGAGGTGTACCAGGGCACGCCGAACTTCCGTGACACCGAAGGCCGTGAATCGAAGCCCAAGGTCGACCAAGCGGACAACACCCGCATGCAGGATCGTCTGGCGCGTATTCAGGAGGAGGCGAAGGCCGATAAGGAGCAGGTCGAACAGCAAATGAAGCTGGACGATATGCGTCACAGGGCCGGCGAGACGCTGGACGCCGAGTATTACGCCACCCGCCGGGAAAACCTGGCGCTGCTGGGCAAGATCGAGACCAATATGTACGCTCAGCAGCTCACCGAGCTACGCGCGCACCACAACTCGACCCAAGCCGAGGAAGCCAAGAACCAGAAGGCGATCCACGACATCATTGACAAGCAGACTGCGGCCGACAACAAGGTGTTTTTCGACCAGCAGGCCGAAGATGAGGCCGAGCGCATACGTCAGAAGTCGCTGTACGACAACACTCTCAAGGCGATCAATTCGGTAGGGAACGCAGAGGTCAAGTCGCTTAATGCCGCAATCGCAAAGCAGCGTGAGCACAACGCGGAAATTGGCAAGAGCAAGGAGCAGATCGAACTAACCCGTCAGGCTCAAGTGGCGGCGCAAAGTAGCGACATGGAGCGTGAGGCCCAGTCGATTGACGCACTGCTGAATCAATCGGAGTTACAGGGCATTCTGGTGGGCCAGGATCGAGACTTCTACGCCGCGCGCCTCGCCTACCTCAATTCTGAGATCGCCAAGCGCAAAGAGTTGTCTGGACTGTACGCTACCGGTGCCGATGCTGAAGCTGGCGCCAAGGCTGCGGCCGACCTGGACAAATACCTGGATCCGGCGAAGGCCAAGGAATTTGGCAACGCCCTGAAGGGCTCGCTGGGCGCCGCGGCCAATTCGATGATCGCGCTGACCTCGGCCATGCAGAAATATGGCAAAGAGCAGGAAAAGATCAGCAAGGAGCGAGACGACGCGGAGCTGGCCCGAAAAACTGGCATGAAGACGCAGGCGCAGTATTTGGACGCCATCAGCGAGTTGAACAAACGCAACACCAAGGAGCAACTGAGCAGCTACGGCAACATGGCCAGCGCTGCCGCTGGCTTCTTCGACGAGCATAGCCGCGGCTACCAAGCGCTGACGACGATGTCGCAGGTATTCCACGCCGCCGAACTGGCGATGACGATGGCGGAGCTGGTGCCGAAAGCGATCAGCGCCGTCCTGACGCAGGGCCAGGGCGATCCGTACACCGCCTTCGGCCGCATGGCTGCGATGGGTGCGCTGGTGGCCGGCCTGGGCGTCGCGATTGGCGGTATGGGTGGCAGCAACGTCGCCGCTGACCGCCAGAAGGCGCAGGGCACGGGTTCCGTGTTGGGCGATAGCGATGCGAAGTCCGATTCGATCAAGAGGTCGCTTGACTCGATCGAGAAGAACACCTACCAGGGACTGGCTATCAGCAGCAGCATGTTGGCTACCCTGCATAGCATCGATACCAACATCAGTAGCTTCGCGGGCCACCTGCTCGGCAGCACCGACATTACAAATCCAACTGTGGGGAACCTCTCCCATGGGTACGGCACGTCGAACGTTGGTGCCGCCGATATGACGTTGACCGGCGCCGAGGTGGGTTCGTACTTCGGCCCAGTCGGTACTGCCGTTGGCGCGGTGGTTGGCTACATCGCCAGCAAGATCCCGGTCTTCCAAAACATCTTCACCTCGATCATGGGAGGCAAGCAAAGTGTCTCGGATTCGGGCTTCGGGATGGATGCGGCGAGCCTGGGCAGCATCTTCGGAAATGGCGCGCACGCGTATCAGTACGCGGACATCACCACGTCCGGAGGCTGGTTCAGCAGCGATAAGCACAGCGAGCAGTCCAACCCATTGAACGATGCTGCCAACCAGCAGTTCACCGGCATCATCACTTCGCTGGCGGACAGTATCAAGTCCGCCGGCAATCTGCTGGGACTTTGTGGCGACGACTTCACCAACAAACTGAATAGCTTCGTGGTCGACATCGGCCACGTGAGCCTGAAAGACCTGAAGGGCGACGAGTTGCAGAAGGCGCTGGAATCGGTCTTCTCGAAGCTGGGCGACGACATGGCGCAGTATGCCGTCGGCGGCCTGCAGGAGCTGCAGCAGGTGGGCGAGGGCTACCTCGAAACCCTGGTGCGGGTCGCGTCGGAGTACCAGACCATCGACGTCGTCTTCCAGTCGTTTGGCAAGACGTTTGGCCAGGTGGGGCTGGAATCGATCGCTGCGCGCGACCGCCTGGTGCAGTTGGCCGGCGGGCTGGATAAATTCGCAAGCCAGGGCGAGTACTTCTTGCAGAATTTCTTCAGCGAGAAGGAGCAGGCCGCGGCGCTGCGTGCACGCATCGATCCGACTTTGGCGCAGTTTGGCTTGAGCTCAGCTGGCGAGGACGCGGACAAGATGTTCCGCGACTTCATCGTTGGTCTCGACACCACGACGGAGGAGGGGGCGAAGGCTTACACGACCCTGATGACTATCGCGCCCGCACTCAAGCAGGTGACTGACGCGCAAAAGCAGGCGCAGCAGGATGTGCTGGACGAGCGGAAGGATTTGCAGGATCAGCTCGACGAGCTGACAATGACGCAAACCCAACTGCTTGCAAAGCAACGCGACGCCGTGGCCGAAGTCAACCGGCCGTTGTGGGACAACATCCAGGCCTTGAAGGCGCAGGCAGCGGCGACACAGACCCTGAAGGACGCGTTCAGTACCGTCCTGGCCGGCGTCAACGATGCCTACTCTGCCTTGCAAAAGGTGGTGAGCCGTGAGAAGTCGGCGATCCAGGTGAGCGTCGATGCACACACTGCGTCCGTCAGCACGTTGCAGTCGTTGTCCGAGGCGCTCCACAGTGCGTTCGATAGCATCCAGTCGCCTGAGCAGAAGCTGTTCGCGCGGGCGATGGCGCAGGCAGAGATCCGCTCTGACCTGGCGATTACCAAGGCGGGCGGCACGCTGTCGGATGCTCAAGTCGAATCGCTGAAGAAGGCGCTCGGCGCGGTCACGCAAGACGCGTCGAAGCAGTTCAGCTCCCGTGAAGACTACATGTTCGATCTACTGCGGACGCAGCGCGATATTTCCCAACTGGGCGACATCACTGACGATTCGCTGTCGATCGAGCAGAAGGCGCTCGATGTCGCCAAGGACAACCTCAAACGTCTCGACGACATCGTGGCGAACGGCCAGGCGCAGATCGATGAGCTGAAAGGCCAGTCGGTAGCAACGCTGTCCCTGGCGCAGGCCATGGCGGCGCTCCAGTCGTCGATCGGTGGTGCGAAAGCGAATCCGATTGGCGCCGGGACATCGACGATATCCGGCTTCTACCAAGACCTGCTCGGCCGGGCGCCGGATCAAGCCGGCCTGCAGTTCTGGCAGGACGTTCTGGCAAAGGGCGGATCGCTGGACACCATCCGTGCGGGTTTCCTGAGCTCCGACGAGTACAAGGCGCACCAAAAGGCACTTGGCATCCCGGGCTTTGCGAGCGGCGGCGACTTTGGCGGCGGCTGGCGCCTGGTGGGCGAGGACGGTCCCGAACTGGAGGCCACCGGGCCGGCGCGGATCTTCAACGCTCAACAGACCTCGGGCTTGCTCAGCCGGATCGGGAGCTCGTCGGGCGACAACACCGTGTTGCTGACCTCGGCGTTTTCGAGGATGCAGGACACGATGGAGAAGCTGCGGGCGGAGACCCGGGCGACCGCGCTGCACTCGGCCAAGACGGCGAGCCTGCTGAAGCGCGTGATACGCGAGGACTCGCTGCACATCTCAGGCGAGGTGACGGTCGAGCCTGAAACCACTTGAAGGGATCTCGATGATCAATATGAAAGTGATCAAGCCGGTGCTGATCACGACAGCGATGTTCAGCTACTGCAATGTGACGCAGCCGGCAACAGGGGAAGTTCTCTGGGATCCGGCTGCGCCATACGCAGTCACTGACACGGCCATTCGTACTGAAACACACACCGTGTACAAGCGGCTTGTGGCCGGCACCACCGCGACGCCGCCGGAGAGCGATGCTACGAACTGGATGCCCTACGGCTCGACCAAGCAGTGGGCCATGTTCGATCGAAAGATCGGCAGCCTTACTTCGACGCAGGGCAACCTCGTCGTGGTACTGACGCCGGGCCAGATCGATAGCCTCGCTTTCCTGGAGGTGACTGGGCGCAGTGCGCACGTGGTGATGAAAGATCGGCCAGGCGGCACCGTCGTTTACGAGAAGACCATCAACCTGGACATCACCGAAGTCGCCAGCGTGTACGACTTCCTGTTCAAGGACTACGAACAGAAAACGGACTTCGTCCTGACAGACCTTCCGTCGATCTTTATCGGTTGCGAGGTCACGATCACGATTTCGTCGACGTCGACGGCCTCGATCGGCGTCCTGCAGGTTGGCCGGGTCATCGAGGTCGGCGGCACCCAGTTCGGGGCGTCGGTCGGCATCGACGATTACTCGCCGAAAACGCGTGACGCCTTCGGCAACCTTGACGTGGAGGAGGGCTCCTATAGCAAGGCGAACACGCTGCAGGTGGAAATCGCCAAGGAGGACTTTAACCGCCTCTACCGAACCTTTGCTTCGTTGCGCGCGACCCCGTGCGTGTACATCGGCGTGGATGCCGAAGGGTTCGAGCCGATGCTCGTGTACGGCTATTACAAGAGCTTCTCCATCACCGTGGAATACGAGAATTCCTACCTCTGCTCACTTGAAATCGAAGGGCTGAACACATGACCGCTATTACCCCGATCCCCCCGCTCGATCGGACCGCCCCCACGTTCAAAGCTGATTTGGAGGCGATGTTCTCCACCTACTTTCCGAACTTGACGGTCGAGCTGACGGCGTTCCTGTCTGCACTCACCGCGCTTGCCGGGGGCGGTGGCTTCAGCATCCCCTACAAGTTCTCGACGACCACGACCGCTGGCGACCCTGGCAACGGCTTCCTCCGCCTGAATACCGCGAGCGCGGCCACGGCGACGGCGATGTACCTGGACCTGGTCGGAAGTGATACACGTGACTACACCGCGCTGGTGGACACCATGGACGATTCCAGTAGCGTGGTGCTGGGCCAGATCCGCCTGATGAAGGTGACCGACCCGTCGCGGTTCATGTGCTTCAACCTGACGCTGCTCACAACCGCGACCGGTTATCGCCAGCTTGCAATCGTCAGCACGGGCTACAGCGACACCGCGCCGTTCGTGAACAACGAGGTCGTGCTGCTGCACTTCACCCGCACGGGCGACCGCGGCTCGGTGGGCCCGGCCGGCTCCATAGTGCGCCGCACGGCGTCCACGCCGTCGAACACCGCGCCGGCTCCGGACATCAGCACGACCGACCTGTATGCAATCACCGCCTTGGCCGGCGCTGCGATTGTGGGCGCGCCGACGGCTTCCGGCGCGGCCGCCGCCGATGGGCAGGGCCTGATGTTCCGCATCAAGGACAACGGCGCGGCGCGGGCGCTCAGCTGGAACGCCATTTACCGCGCTGGGGCTGACGTGATCTTGCCGACGACTACGGTTCTCGGGAAGACCTTGTATGTCGGCTTCATCTACAACGCGGCCGACGCTAAATGGGACCTCGTCTCGACCTTGGGTAACATCTGATGACTGTCTATTTCGCACGCCCAAACCTGGTTGATCTCGGCGACGCCACCGGCTACTCGCTGGCCTCGGGTGGGCCCAGCGCCAACGCTAAGCCGACTTACGCCGGCGATACTGTGATCTTCGATGCTAACTCAGGTCCTCGCCGTACGATTGGCGGGTACTTTACGGCGTATGCCGTCCAGATGCTGATGTCGGTTTCGATGGACTTCACCAGCCAGATCCACCTGACCAAAGACTCGACTTTGATGGGCAGCGTCCAGGGCGTCGTGCTGGATATCTACAACGGCAACAATACCGGAACTACCTATTCTCTCGAAGCGTCGCGGTGCCTGATCGGCGACTTGGGCGTGAGATTCGGCGGGGACGGCTACTGGCAAATCGTAGGCAACCTCACCACGACAGGCCAGATCTATGTAGCCGGTTCCAGCTACACTCAGTACCTGTACTTCACCGACTACGCCAATGTCACGTGCGGTTCGATATCCGTAACCGGCGCAGCCGGCAGTTCCTGCATCTTTACTGGATACGGGATCAACCTGATCGTTACCGGGGCGCCCAGCAGCTCAGGAGGTACGGTTTGCGGCATCGCCAACGTTAATGCAGTCAACCCGAACTCACTCACCCTCACTGACAAGAGTGCGATGGTGAAGGGAGTGCTTCTTTCTGATACCTGGAACTTCACCAACGACACCAGCACCGGGCAGGGTACCGGCGGCGTTCAGTTCAACGGCAACACAAACTTCTCCACCTTCAATGGCGGTAAGGGGGCCGTGAACATCTTCACCGCTTCTGCCACCTACACGGCGACGAACTGGATCATGGATGGTAGTGGGCAGTACAACATCATCAAGTCGACCTCCACTACGCCTGCGACGTTGGCCAAGAGCGGCGGCGGCACCATCGCCGCCAATTTCTGCAACTTCAACTACATCAACTGCAGTACGAGTCCGGCGACGACGATCCGCGCCACGAACTCCAAGCTGACCGGCGGCGGCACTGGCATCACGCTGGTCGGAATGACCTCCCGCTTCATGCCCTTCTTTTAAGGACAACCATGTACATTCGAAACGGACAGCCTTTCGACATTACGCTGCCGCAGGTGGTGGGCGACGTGCAATACCCGCCTGGCTGGTTTTTCGATGCCGATCAGCGTGCTGCCAACGGCATCATCGAGGTTCCCGACCCGGCGCCGCCCGCGACGACCGGCGCACAAGTCGCTAACCTGGTTGAATTCCGGTTCATCAGCGGCAGCTGGATGCCGCGGTGGCTGGTGGTAGACAAGTCCCCCGAGCAGCTGGCAGCGGAAGCGGAAGCGCTCAAGGCCAGCATCGACACCGCCGTCGTCCAATGCTATGCCGACGTGGACGCGGTGACCAGGGCGGCAGTTGGTGGCCGAACTGAGGAATACCGCGATGCGGAAGCGGCGGCGCGGGCCTTCGTCAGCGCGGGATATGAGGGTGACGTCGACAGCGATGTGTCGTCGTTTGCCGAGCACAACCCAACCGGCCAGGTGCAGACCAATGCCTGGGCCGCGGATCAGATCATCGCGCGCGCTGACGCTTTCCGAGCGGCGCAGAAGGCCATGCGAGCGAAGCGATTCGAGTGTCAGGCCTGCATGCGCGCGGCGACGACGCAGGAGCAGTTGGCCGCCGCTGTCGCAGCCTGGCGCGCCTTCATTGCCGGCATTCGCTCGGCGCTGGGGCTGTGATGCTGCGCGCCGCTTTCTATAAGGGTACGCACGCCGGCCTGCCGGGCATTTACAACCGCCTGGTGCGCTGGTGGACGCGCAGCCCGTATTCGCACGTCGAGCTCATCCTGCCGGCGTTTGGCAGCGCCGCATCTTCGTCGGCCATGGACGGCGGCGTGCGTTTCAAGGCGATCGATTTCGACGCTGCGCTGTGGGACTTCGTCGATCTCCCTGCGGATCTGTCTGATGGGGCCGAGGCCTGGTTCAACCAGCACTATGGCGACGGCTACGACTATCTAGGCAACGTGCACTTCGTGCTGTCGGCCGTCGGCGACGACAAGCGCAAGTGGTTCTGCAGCGAGGCCGTCGCCGCGGCGCTGGGAATGCCGAACCCTGAACGGTTCGACCCCGGGACGCTGCACGCGGCACTGACCTTTCTCAACCAACCTGCTACGGCAGGTTTTTTTACGCCTCACGTATAGGGCACACATGAATCAAATTACTCCGCCCGAAGCGGGCAGCTACGCCGGCGCCGTCGTGGCCATCGTCGCATCCTTGACCCTGACGCAGTGGGGCATCATCGTCGGCATCGTTACGGCGTTGGCGACGTTCTTCCTCAACGCGTTCTACATGCGTCGCCGTGACCAGCGTGAGGAGCGCGAGAGCGCCGCAACCCTGGCAGAACTGGGAGCGAAACAATGATCTCCGCACTGATTTCCTTCTTCGGCGGCTCGGTCTTCCGGATGATGTGGGGCGAGATCTCGTCCTGGATGACGGCGCGTCAAGACCATTCGTTCGAGATCGAGCGCCTGCGTCTGCAGGGCGACCTGGACGCCGCGGCGCACGGCCGCAATATGGAGGCCATCAAGGTGCAGGCCGACTTGGGTGTGCAGACGATCCGGGTGCAGGGCGAAACGGACTTGGCGCGCATCGATGCCGGCGTCTTCGGCCAGGCCGTCGAGCTGACCGGCAAGCTGACGGGTTTTGCCGTGGTCGACATCTGGAACGGCATCATCCGCCCGATGCTGGCCACCGAGTGCATGCTGCTGTGGAGCCTGCACCTGTACCGCCACAACTGGACCCTGGACGATCAGGGCTGGTCGTTGGTCGGCGCCGCTCTCGGCATCTTCGTCGCCGACCGCGCGCTGCTGAAGCGGGGCAAGTGATGACCCGGGCCGAGTTCGAAGCGCTTGCCGTCCAGGTGGCTGCGGCGCTGGCCCGCCGCTTCGAGGGCCTGTTCCTGCTTCCGTACCTGTGCCCGGCCGGCATCCCGTCGATCGGGTACGGCGCTACCTACTATGAGGACGGCACGCGCGTGACGCTGAAGGATCCGGCGATCTCGCTCGAGCGTGCGGAGCAGCTTCTGCTGTGGATGGTGAGGACGGTCTACCTGCCAGCCGTCGTGAAGCTGTGTCCGCGAGTCGATACCCCGGAGCGCCTGGCCGCGCTGATCGACTTCGCCTTCAACCTTGGCGCCGGGAACCTGGCCGCCAGCACGCTGCGCCGGCGCGTGAACGCCGACCGCTGGGCCGACGTGCCGGCCGAAATCAGGAAATGGAACCGTGGGGGAGGGCGGGTACTTCGCGGCCTGGTGCTCCGGCGCGAGGCAGAGGCGGCACTCATTTGCACTTGATGAAGCCGCATGAATCGCGGAGCTGGCTATCGCAATACGTTAGGCAGCTTCGGCATCTCTACACCAGGACCTTGCAAGTGCAGGGTGCCCTGAATGCGGTTGAGCTCCATCTCTACGATGGCGATATCCCGAGGGATGATTTCCCTAAGAATTCTCTCGTGGTTAGAATCGATGAGTGGTCCGATCAGCAAGCGTTTTACACGGTGTGGCAAAACGAAGTAGTTGTCTCGGGTAATAATGCGATATTCCTGCTCATATGCCCACTCTTCGCCTTTTCCGTTGAATAGGTGGCGGAGATCCTCATCAGGGCCTGGTTTCTCGACGAAGACGGAGGAGAATGGTGTGTACGTGACATCTGTTAAGTCCTCATGCTCTTCGGGAATCTCGACTTCGACTGCCACTCCTTTATGGCCGTTCGCGTAATGCGACCACATTAGGAAATTAGTCGGATCGGCTGACAAGGAGGCTATTCGAAAGGCCTCTCGTTCTTGATTTACTCTCGACTCGATTGCCGACTCAAGGGATTTGACCAGACCTACCTTACCGCTCGCAAATATCTCATACCGGCCCTCTAGCGGGTCATTCAACTCTGACCAGTGCGCACAGTAGAGCCGATTGTTCACCAGGATGTCGAGAAGGTGCCATAGGTTATCAAGTGACCGATATTTGTAGAGCTTCATCGACGGTTACTTTGCAGAATCGGCCGCTGGCTTGATGGGCTGGCCGGTATTTCCCTGGCAGGCGGCGATCACAGCGTTCTTTTCCATCCCCTTCGAGGCAAGAACCCGATCAATTCGCTCGATCTGCCCGACGCACTGGTCGAAATTCTGCTGGGCATTCGGAAACGGCAAGCGCCCGGCTCCAGCGTCGAGGTTCTTTATTTTTTCGTCCATGCTCTGACTGCCGGCTAGTCGTGCGGCACAGGCTTGCTTTAGTAGCTCCTCGGTGATCATATCCTTCATTTCTTGGTACTCGAGCGCGACGCATGGGCCAGCCAGGGCCGGCGCCGAAGCCGCAGACAGTAAAACTAGGGCGAGGACGATATTCTTCATGATCCAACCAAGTTCGGGCGGCATCAGAGCGTGCCGTGTCGCGATTGCAAGTATCTCATAGCAACTTGTGCAACAGCTAGGTATTAGACAGAGCTCAAAAAGTAGAGCAGGAAGTTTCCGTATGGTAATATCGGATGAAATTTTATTCATCTTGAATTTCCATGAAAAAACTTCTCTCACTCATTGCCTCGGTCGCTTTCGCTTCGTCCTTTGCCGGGGTGGCTGACGCCCAAGTGCAAGCTCCATCCTCGTTCGCTACAGAGTCTTGCCGAACAGGGTGCCATTGGTATGAGCGAGGCGGCGTGGTTTATTCAGGCGCCGTCCCAAAAACCTACCGCGTTTGCGCTGGCAACGCATCAGTGAAAGTGCAAGCAGACCGGCGAGTCATTGCCATTTCCTCGAACTATTGCGCCGATGTCAATGGATCGCAAATTGTTCTGCTCGACGATACTGCGCTTGCCGGCTTATTGCCCGGCTGAGTTTAAAAGCAGTCAAACTGCTACACCTTTGCGGATCGGCGCCACGCTGGCGCTGATCGCTGGCTTGGCGCAGTAGTCGGCCCAGACCTGCATCAAGACCTTCCGCTTCTCGATCAGGTCGCCACGGCGGTAGGCGGCCTCGACCTTGTCGGGCAGGCTATGCGCGAGCGCGTGCTCGCAGACCTCGCGTGGGAAGGAGTTCCCGACCGACTCCGCGCACCAGTCGCGGAAGGTCGACCGGAAGCCGTGTACAGTGATTTCTTTCCGGTCCATCCGGCGCAGCACAGCTGTCAGACTCATATCAGACAGGGCGTAGTCCCCGCGCTGGCCAGGGAAGATATGGTCGCCAAGGCGCGGCATCTTGTTGAGCAGATCCAGTGCCGCAGTCGACAGCGGGACGCGATGTTCACGGCCGGCCTTCATCCGATCCGCCGGGACCGTCCAAACCGCGCTGTCGAGGTCGATCTCGTCCCATTTGGCTCCTCGAATTTCGCCCGACCTGGCGGCGGTGAGAATTCCGAACTCGACGGCGCGTGCGGCGATGCCCTCACGCTGGCGCAGGTCGACCATGAAGCCACCGATTTCCTGCCAAGGCAGGGCGGCGTGGTGCTCCACGCGCGCAACCTTGTTCGGGTCGGCCAGCAGATTGTCGAGATGACCTTTCCAGCGCGCCGGGTTCTCGCCCGTACGGAACTTGCTCACCGTGGCCCAGTCGAGGATGTTTTCGAGGCGGCTGCGCAACCTAGTGGCCGTCTCGGTCTTGGTTTGCCAGATTGGTTGCAGTACCTTCACGACTAAGGCGGTATCGATCAATGCGACTGGCAGCGTGCCGATGACCGGGCTGGCGTAGGTCGCGATCGTGCTTTCCCATTGTGCCGCATGCTTGGCATTTTTCCAGCTCCCGCGGTGCGCTGCGATATACTCGGTGGCGCAGTAGTCGAACGTGACCGCCTTGGCCTCTTCCAGCTTGGTGGCGAGCTTTTCAGCATTCCGGGCGTCGAGCGGATCGGTGCCGGCCAACAGCGACGCACGACACTCTTTCGCCCTGTCGCGCGCCTCGCTCAGGCTGACAGTGTGTAGCGCCCCTAGGCCCATCTGGCGCTCTTTGCCTGCACGCGAATAGCGGAAGATCCAGCTCTTCGTGCCGGTGTTGGATACCTGTAAATAGAGCCCGGCGCCGTCGCCGTAATAACCCGGCTTGCTCGCGCGGCTCACGGCTGCTGCCGTCAGCTTTTCAACTGTCTTAGCCAATTTCTACCCCCGTCCCTACCCCCGTCGATGTCATGGATTGTAGTAGATTTCGGTAGACATTAGTAGACTAAATGATGAGCATTTCTCCTATGAGAGCTTGCTCAAAGTAGACTCTGGTAGACGCCAAAAGATATGGCGGAGGCGGACCCTCTCTCCGCCAGAACATTGTGCAGATCATCTGACGCATGCAAAGAACCGCTGTCCTCACAGGAACAGCGGTTTTTTTTCGTTCTGCAAATTCATCC